AGATACTGATAGATTGAAAGCAGTTGATATATTAAATAAAATGGATGGAGAGTATACTCAAAAACTAGAAGTTAAAGGAGAATTAAAATCAGAGGATCCTTTTAAAGGATTATCCACAGATGAACTAAAAAAGGTGATATTTGGTGGAGATAAATAAAGAAGCAATAAAAAGAGCAAAATTAGAACTTGCAAGACGTGAGTTCTTTTTTTATTGTTATTTAAAATCTCCTGACTTCTATAAATATGAGAGAAAATTTTTAGTTGATTTATGTAATGATTTACAAAACTTTCTTACAAGTGATGATGAAGTGCTTATTTTAAACCTTCCACCTAGACACGGAAAGTCAAGGACAGTAGGAAATTTAGTAGAATGGTTACTTGGTAGAGATATAAATGCAAAAATAATGACAGGAAGTTACAATGAAACTTTATCAACTACTTTTTCAAAGAATGTTAGAAATACTATACAAGAAGTAAAAGGTGATAAAGATAAAATAGTTTTTTCAGATATATTTCCTGGAGTAAGTATAAAACAAGGTGATGGTGCTATGAACCTTTGGAGTTTAGAAGGTGGATACAATAACTATCTAGCAACTGCACCTGGTGGAACTGCTACAGGTTTTGGTTGTAGTCTTATGATAATAGATGACTTAATTAAAAATGCAGAAGAAGCTTACAATGCTAATGTCTTAGACAAACATTGGGAATGGTATTCACAAACAATGCTTTCAAGACTTGAAGAAGGTGGAAAAATAATAATTATAATGACTCGTTGGGTTACTGGTGATTTAGCTGGTAGAGCAATAGAACATTATAAAGCAGAAGGTAAAAAGATAAAACATATAAAAATGAAAGCTGTTCAAGATGATAAAAGTACTATGCTTTGTGATGAAATATTAAGTTATAAATCTTATTTATCAAAAGCAAAAGCTATGGGACCAGAAATAGCTTCAGCCAACTACCAGCAAGAGCCCATAGACATCAAGGGTAGATTATACAATGAATTTAAAACTTATGTAGATTTACCAAAAGAAAAGATTGTTAAAATATCTGCCTATTGTGATACAGCTGATACTGGAGATGATTTTCTATGTAATATTATTTATGCAGATTGCAAGGATAGTGCTTATATACTAGATGTTATCTATACCAAAGAAGCTATGGAAATAACAGAACCACTTGTTGCAGAAGCATATAAAAAGTTTAATGTGAATGTTGCAGATATAGAAAGCAATAATGGTGGTAGAGCATTTGCAAGAAATATTGAAAGAATTACAAGAGATAAAGGAAATTATAAGACAGTTATTAAATGGTTCCATCAATCTGGAAATAAAATAGCAAGAATATTATCAAATAGTGCTTGGGTAAATAATAATATCTATATGCCTATTGATTGGAAAAATAAATGGTCAGAATTTGCAAAAGATATTATTTCTTACCAAAAAGAAGGTAAGAACAAGCATGATGATGGACCTGATGCTTTAACTGGTGTTGCTGAAAAGATGAGTATAGGAGCAGGGATTGGAATTTTAAGAGGAGTAACTTTATGATAGATATTGAGAAAAGAATAAAAAAGATGTTAGATGAACAGAGTTCAAGAAATTCAAATTTCAATAAAGATTGGGAAAGGTACAAAACAAAAAAAGTAACTATATTTGAAAGGATTTTACCAAGAGCTCAAAAAATTAATAATAAAATAAATCATGATTATGTTGGAATAATTATAAATACTAAAGTAGGACATTTTTTAGGAAACCCTATTTCTATAAGTTTAGATGTAGACAGTAATAAAAGTGATGAACTTTTAAAATTTAGAAGATATACAGCGTTAGATAGAGTACTAGTGGAACTTGGAGTACAAGCTGCAGTATTTGGATATGGTTGTTGTTTAGCTTACATTGATGAAAAAACTAAATTTGATTTTATAGAAGTAGATCCATGGAATTGTTATTTTGATGAGTATAATAATGATTTAGCTTTTAGAGTAATAGCCACTAAAGATGAAAATGGAGATGATATAGAAATAATTGAAGCTTATGATAAACAAAAAAGATATTATTTTCAAAAAAAAGATAGTTCAATTACTCCTATATCTGAATTTAAAGGAAGCAAGAGTAATGTAAATCATTTATTTAATGATGTTCCACTATTTAAATTTAAAAACAATAAAGAAGAATTATCAGAAACATACAGAGTTAGAAATATAATAGAAGTTGTAGATAAAATGTACTCGGATTTAGCGTCTGAACTAGAACAATTTAGATTAGCATATATAAAATTTAAAGGTTGTTCTCCAACACAAGAAATGATAGAAGATATGATTCAAGCTGGAGCTATATCACTACAAGAAAAAGATGCTGATGTTGACTTTATAACAAAACAAATTAATATAGCTGGAACATTAGAAGCTATAGACAAAGAAGTGGATAATATATTTAAGTTTGCTCAATCTTATGATTCTCAAAAGAATAGAGAAGGTTACGGGCAGTTAACAAATTTAGGGATTCATTTCTTATTAGCCCCTTTGAATAATAACTGTAAAAAGACCATTCACTATTTTAAAGAATCTTTATATAAATTATTTGACTTTTATTCACAAACAAGTGAAGGAAGTTGGTTAGATCCTTTAAACATGAATTTTAACTTTACTTTAGATACACCTAGAAATATTTTAGAAGAAAGCCAAGTACAAAGAAATTTAGAAGGTCTAGTATCAACACAAACAAGATTAAAATTAGCAACCTTTGTAGATGATCCTTTAGTTGAAATTGAAAGAATGAAAGAAGAAGAAAGTTTAAAAGATAGTTATGATGGATTAGATAAAGAAGTTGATGTAGATGAGTCAAAAGAACAATAACTATTTCATAAAAAGATTTACTAAACAAGAAAATGAAGTTCATAATATGTCTGAAAAAAAATTAGGACAATTAAAAGCTATATATAGAGAAGCTAGGCAGGAATTAGAGACTGACCTAGCTTTTTTTATTGAAAGATATGCAACAAAAAATGAATTTGATACTGCTGACCTACAAAGAATGTTAAATGTTACAGAAAAAGCTAAATTCAGATATACAGTAAAAGGTTATGTTAAGGAAGTTGAAAGATTAGGAATAGATACAAAAGAAGCTAAAGCATTAAAAAAAGAATTAGATATAATGGCTGGAAGAACAAGAGTAAGTAGAAAACAAGAACTTTTAACTAGTATTAACTATACTTTGGGAAAAGCTGGATTAAAAAGCACCGATGTAATTAAAAATCATTTAATTGGAGTAGTTGATTTTGTTAGTAAAGATACAGCTGCAATTATAGGAAATAGCTTAGCCAAATTTAATCCCAAACTAATTGAAAGAATAGTTAATCAAAAATGGAATAGTGAAAATTATTCAGATAGAGTTTGGAAAAATAGGACTGGTTTAGCTAGAAAAGTTATGAAAAATATAACAGTAGGAATAAGTCAAGGATATGAATTTAAAAGAATGTCAGAGAAATTATCTAAAGATATGAATGTTGGTTATTATGAAGCAAGAAGAATAATAGAAACTGAAACAACAGGGGCTTTAGAAAATACTAAAGAACAAGTTTATAAAGAAATGGGGATAACGAAGTATAAATTTATAGCCACTATTGATGATAGAACTTCTAAAATATGTAGAGAATTAAATGGAAAAATGTTTGATTTAAAAGAAAGACAAATAGGAGTAAATTGTCCTTTTATGCATCCATTTTGTAGGTCAGTAACTGTTCCTGTTGTTGATAGAGAAGACTTAGAAAAGAAAAAACAAGAAATTAGAGAAAAATACAAAAAGGAAATTATTAAAAGAGTTCCAGCTGAAGAATTAGAAAGAAAATTACCAAGAATAGGTAAGCAAAAAGATGAAGTTATGAGAGAAAAAGAAAAAGTAACATACTTTAAAGCAATAGGAACTAAAAATAATATTTATATGGAAGAAAAAACAAAAAATAGTCTAAAATTAGATGGTTTTAATAATAAAATAGCTGTTAAAAAAGTTACTGAATATATAGATGATACCTTATCAAAAGCCTTTAAAACTATAGGGGGGAAAGAAAGTGACTTTGGAAATTTAAAAACAATTATAATGACTAAGAAAAATAAATTTGCATCATACAGTCCTAAAACTAATATAATCTATATTAACCCTTTATATTTAGGTAGTGAGAAAGTATATCAAGATGCATTTAATACAGGAATGTTAAAGAAATTAACTAATTCTGATAATATATTATCTAACTATGTACATGAACTAACTCATGCTTATGAAAATAGATACTATAAGAAATTTTATAAATATGATGATATCCTGAAAATAAAAAAAGAAAATTTAAATAAAATCATTGATTTTATCTCTAAAAATAAGTATAATATAGAAAAAGAAATAAGTTTGTATGCTTATGATAAAAAAGATAATATTAGTGAGTTACTTGCAGAAGCTCATACTAGGAAAATATTAGGGCAATCAAACAATTTAATAAGATATATTCTAAAACTTTATAACTTATAAGGAGGAGAGAAATGACAGCAATTATGGATTTTGAGTATGATAAAGTATCTGAATTAGTAGCTAAATATTTGGTATATGATAAAGAAAGAAAAGAATTCATAATACCTGAAGATGCTCCTAAAGAAGTTCATGATGCATATAAAAGAAGATTAGAACTTGATGAAAAATATAAAGAAGAATAAAATTAAATGACTGTTAAAATTAAGAGAGTTTTTTTACTCTCTTTTTTTTATAGACATAAACAACTTGAGAGGTGAACTCATAAAAGAGGGCAACTCTCTTTTTAATTTATAGGAGGTATAGAATGGCAGAAGAAACAAAAGTAGGGGAAGTTGAAAAAACAACGGCAACTATAAAAGAAATAACATTAGATGAGGTACTAGCTAATAAAGAAATTATGGAGAGTATCTTAAAAAGTGATGTTGTAGCAAAACTTATTCAAGGAGAAGTTGATAAGGTTAGAACAAAGGCAAGTCAAGAAGGAAAAGAAAAAGAAAGTGAATTTGCTAAATATAAATCAGAAACAGATTTAAAAATAGCTGAACTTACTGCCTTTCAAAAGAATTATTTTAGAACAGAAGTTTTAAGAAAATCAGGACTTGAAACTGACCTTTGGGATTATGTGAAAGGAGATACAGAGGAAGAAATAAAAAAATCAGCAAATGAATTAAAGAAATTAATATCTAAAAAAGCAGAAGAAGTTGTTGGGTCAAAAACACAAACAGGAACTTCTTATGCTGGACTTACAAAGGAACAATTTGGGAAAATGACTTATGCTGAAAAAGCGGAATTATATCAAAAAGACAAGGAAACTTATGAAAAGTTAATGAGAGGAGAATAAAATATGGCAAATGAAACTAAAACAAGCGATTTAATAATACCTGAAGTTATGGCAGATATGGTAAGACAAGAACTACCACATAAATTAGTATTTGGTCCATTGTTAAAAATAGATAATAGACTAGAAGGAATACCAGGAAACACTTTAACAGTTCCAAAATGGGGATTAATAGGAATAGCAGAAGATGTTGCAGAATTGGGAGCAATTCCTTATGAAAAATTAACAACTTCAAAAACTACTATGACAATTAAGAAAGTAGGAAAAGGAGTTCAATTTTCAGATGAAGCTTTATTATCAGGATATGGAGATCCTTTAGGTGAAGGAACAGCACAATTAGCTTTATCTGTTGCAAGAAAAATAGATGCAGATGCTTTAACTGAATTAAAAAAAGCTAAATTAAAATATAATAGAAAATCTGTTGAGTTATCTTATAATGTTTTGGCAGATGCTTTAACAAAATTTGGAGAAAAAATTGATATACCAAGAGTAATGTTTATAACTCCAGATCAATATGCACAATTAAGAAAAGACAAAAATTTCTTATCATTAAAAGATATTGCAGGAAAACCATTGATGATGTCAGGAGTTATAGGGGAACTTTGTGGAGTACAATTAGTAGTTACTGCTAACCCAGATATAACTACTGCTAATGAAGTACAAAATTTAATAGTAGAAGCTGAAGCGATTGCTTTATTATTAAAAAGAAATCCTCAAGTTGAAAAAGAAAGAGATATTGACCATAAATCAACAAAGGTTAATATAGATCAACACTATGGACTTTATATAAAAGACGACACAAAAGTCTTGTTATTAACAACAAAGAAACCTGAAATAACAGCCAGTGAAGAATAAAAGGAGATAAAAGGGAATGGCTATTAAATTAAAATTTTCTATAAATAATAAAGCAGAAGATAAAATAAAAGAAATTTTAGAACTTGAAGTAAATGCTAAATTATCTGAAATAAATGCAGAAGTTGTTCCCTTGACTCCTGTAGGAAAATCTAAAAAAGGTTATACTGGAGGAAGATTAAAAAAAGGTTGGGATATAATTCCAGCAAAATCAAATGGAAAAAGGATTGTAGGATATATCTATAATTCTGTCCATTATGCAGGACATGTTAATTATGGACATAGAACAAGATTAGGAACTTCCAAAATAAGACATAGAGCTAAATCAAAAGCATTTGGTAAACATTATGTTGAAGGAGTATATTTTGTTGAAGAAGCTTTAAAAAGAGTAGGATTAAGACAAAGATTAGTAAAGAAAAAAGCTTTTTACAATAATAAAAGGAGTTAGGAAATGCATAATATACCTCAGTCTTTACTAGATAGAGTGAAAAGAGCAATGAAAATGGAAGAAGAAGATTTTAAAACTTATTTATCTTCATTAGAAACTGAAGCAGGAGTTTATGTTAAAAATTTATTATATGTTGATTTCAATAGCTTAGATGAAGAAAATAAACAAATTTTTATTTCATTCTATTTACAATATGCTTTATATTCTAAAATAGAAAAAGATGAAATTTCACAAGATAAGTTAGATTTTTTACACACTTATATAAATGGATTTAATGAAAGAGTTGAAAAATTAGAAAAGGATAAAATAAATAAACAGACTGGGGGAGGTGTTGCATTTTTGTGATAGAAATACTTAGAGAAATTAAAGATAAATATAAAGCTTTAGATATAGAATGTGAAATTGCAGAGATAGATGACACTTTAATAGATGTAAAGCCTGTTGTTATTTTAACCCCTATTTCTGAAAGATGGATACATGATTTACTAGGAAATCCAAGTGATAAGGAAGTAAGATTTAGAATACAAGTTTTTAAAGAACATATTGAGAAAGAATATGATGTTGAAATTGAAGAAACTTTAAATCAATTAAAAGAAATTTTAAAATCAAATGAAATTAAAAAGCATATAACTACATATTTGAGTACTAATATTACAAATGAATTAATAGAAGAAAATACAACAATATTAATTACAGCTGATATAAATTTAAAATTACATAGGAGGTAAAAGTGGGAGTAAATGTATATATAGGAAAGCAAACAGCAGAAAAAGTAAAGGCAACTCAATTAATAGATGCTGGGGCAACTGATTTTAATGTTGAAGAAAACATAACAGCTTTAGAATCAGAAGTATTTACAGACTTAACAGCAAAAGGAGATAGTACAGTTGGTAAAATTGAAGTCAATGGAAGTATTCCTATAGAACTTTCAAAAAAAGTTTTTGAGGAGTTAATGGCTGGAATCTCATATAAAAAAGGTACTGATGATTATAAAATGAGTACTGATAAACCTGCATTTTATACTGTTATATTAACTGATACTGATAATAATGAAAAATGGGAATATGTAGATTGTGTTATTTCAAAATTAGATATAAATATAGCTATTGGTGGTTATGTAAAATCAACTATTGAAGTAATAGGAAAAACTTATGAAATAGGAACAGGCGATGTAGTTGGTGCAACAGAAAGAGGAGAAAGCTTAAGATGTTTATTCTCTAATATTAATCTTGGAGGAACAGATATTTCAACTGATATTGAGGGAGCAGATATTTCAATAGATAATGGAATAGAAGCGAAAGGTTCATTAAATAGTTTATATAATGTAAAAATCAGAAGAACTAAACAAGTAGATACAAAAGTAACTATTCAAAAAAATGAATATGAAAAGAATAGTTTTAAAGACTTTAAAGAAAAAATGATAGCTGGAACTCCTGTTACTGCAACAATAAAATTAGGAGATTCAACTCATAATGATTTAATTGTAATAGAAGCACCTAAATTATTTATTAACTCAAATAAAAGAGGAGATTATAAAGGCTCAGGAAGTCATAATATTGATTTACAAGCTTCAGTGAATAATACAGAAAAATCTCATTTAAAAATTACTTTTAAAGACTAGGAGGATAAAATGATAAAAAAATTAAGTGAAAATACATATGTAGAATATAGAGATAGATTAACAGCAGGAGAAAAAGAAAGATATAAACATGCTAATTTACCAAAAGTTAAAGTAAATGAAAAAGGAGAAATGATTTATGATGTAGATAATACTTATGAAAACTCTCCTAATTTTTATATTTTATCAAGAACAGTAACAAAAATTGTTCAAGATGGAAGAGATATAACACCTAAAGATAAAAATGTATCTACGTTTTTAGAAATGATGGATAATGACTTATATGAAGATAAATTATTAAATGATGTTTTAAAAGATATTCTAGGTAAAAATGGTTTTTTAGAACAGAACGAGAGATCAGAAACAAACACAGAGATTTCTCAAAAGTAGCTATAGCTATGAGTAAAGGAGTTGATTTAGACTTTTCTTTAGAGATGAATAAAGGTTTAGATAAAATCTATTATAGAATAAATCAACTCCGAAAATATTTAAAATTTGATGGATTTTCTGGTAATTTCGATATAGCTTTTCTTCCTGTAGCTGGTGGTATAGATGAGCAAGACTGGGAATGGGTAGAAGATATACAAATAATTAAATATGAATTTAATAAAATTAAAAAATAGCTTATAACTTGACAAACTTTAATAATTATAGTACAAATAGTATTATAAATTATTGGAGGGGTATTATGAAAAGAATTATATTGCTGCTTATTAGTCTATTTTTATTGTTTGGGTGTATGGAAACTATAGACTATAAACAAACTGCTAAAAATATGGAATTGCCACAAAATGTTGAGTTAAAAGAAAGAACTTTACGCAATATTGACGATGTTGTTGTATATATGATTTTTAGATTATATGATGGTTATACTAATATAGACGATATAAGTGATAAAGCAGTTTGGAAAAAAACAGGTGAAACAAATGGAAAAACTACCGATGTTGTTGAAGTAACTTATATGGAAGCAAAGGTAAGAGTATTATTCACTAAAGATGGAGATATGTACTACGTAAATATTGCAGACTTATTAGCACAAAAAGGTGGAAAAAAATATAGTGGATTGGACTTGATCCAAGAAGTTTCAGATATCAAATTTCAAGAAGAAATGAATAAATTACAAGAGCAGTCTGAAAAAGAATATAATAAAATAATGGAAAGTATAAAATAAATATTTAAGAGAGGTTTTATCCTCTCTTTTATTTTGGGCTATTATTTTTTTAAAAATTTTTCTTTTAGTTTTTTTAACTCATTTTCTTTCCATTCTTCTATTTCTTCAAGAGATGGTTTTGTTTCAGGTGAAGCATCTGAATTTATAAGAGAAAGCAATCTGTGTGCTTCATAACTCATTTTCTTTACATTATAATGAGAAATTAAATCTTTATAATCATTTGATAAATAAAAATTGACTTCAGAAAGAGGAATTGGTTTTGCTTGTTTTAAATCTTCTTCTACAATAGATTTTAAAAAACTAAAAACTGCATTAGAATAATCAAAGTCATAAGGGCTATTTGAACTTAAGTAATACTCTTCTGTTATATTATTTTTAATAATATAATTATTAGGAACATTAAATTCAGCATAATCTCCAATCTTAGTAATTTCATAACCAATGACTTTTAAAATTTCAGTTATGTAATATTGGATTTCTTTATGTTTATTTTTTAATGCTCCAATATGTAATAAATTTAGTTCGTTTCTATCGGAAGCCTCTAATTTTAATTTATCTCCAAATATATGCAAATAACTTTCTGGAATACTTTGACCTTTTTCATATCTTTGGATAGTTTTTAAACTAACATTAGTTAAATCGGCTACTTCCTGTTGGGTTAGTTTCCTTATTTTTCTATGTTCTCTAAGTCTATAACCTAATTCTGTATTATCCATAAAATATCACCCCTTTTTTGTTATTATACATTAAAAAAGCCAAAAAAGAAAGAAAAAGAAAAAAAAGACTTGACAAAAGACATTTTTAAAATTATAATTAGGACAATTAAGACTTATAAAAAGACATTAAGAAGTTGAAATGAGGTGAGATCATGAAAATAAATAAGGAGAAATTGGAATTGTTATTAGCTAGAAAATGTATATCTGGTTATGAATTGATGCAAAAGGCAGGACTTCAATCTCATACATTTTCAAGAATAAGAAATGGTTTTCCAAATTTAAGACCTAAAACAGTTGGAAAAATAGCAATAGCTCTTGAAGTGAATGTAGAAGATTTGTTGGAAAAATAAAAAATAGAGTAATCCAAAACCCTGAGAAAGTTTTTTACTCTATTTACAAAAAAGTATTCTTTAGTGATTAAATTATATCACAAAAGAATGCTTCTATCAATTATAATTTTGAAAGGAGTATTTTTTTATGGAAAAGCAAAATAAAAATTTTTTATTAACATTTATCGAATTAGCAACAGAACAAGGAATTTTAAATGATGATATTACAGAGCATAAGAAAAAATTATTTAATCTTATGAATGAAGTTGAAGAAAATTATGTTGGAGACAAGAAAATATTTGTACAACTTGAAAGAGCTATTATAGATGTAATAGAACTAACACAACATAAGTACTTTGATTATGGAAAAATAGTAAATACTATTGATGAAGAGTATCAACTAAGTAATTATGATCCATTTAGAAGATTAATGGAGGTAGAAAATGAATAAATTAAATAATAAAAATGAAATAATAACAATAAATAATGTAGAACTCGGAATAAAAGAATATAAAAAAGAAAGAGTAGTAACTGTTTGGGATATAGCTAAAGTACACGGTAGAGAAGTAAGGGAAATTACACAACAATTTAATAGAAATAAAGAAAAACTAATAAAAGGAGAAGATTATTTTACTTTAACATCTAAAGAATTTTCTGAATCACTATCTGTGATTCAGGATTTTATACCTAACAATGTTAAGGAAATTGTTTTATTCACAGAAAGTGGATATCTAATGTTGGTAAAAACATTTAATGATGATTTGAGTTGGGAAATACAAAGACAATTGGTTAAGGGATATTTCAAACTTAAAGAAATTAATTCAAGCATAGATAAAGATAAAAGACTTGAAATAATGGAAAAAAATGCAAATGTAAGAATGGCTAAAATGTTAAAATCTTTAATACCATTCTCAAAAAGTGAAAGATATAAGGAAATATTGGTATCAGAAGCAACAAAAGTTTTAACAGGAAGAGAACTAATCCCACCACCAGAAGTAGAAGCAAAAACTATAACTGCCACTCAAATAGCAGAAAAATTAGGAGTATCTGTTCAAAAGATAGGCATTATTTCTAATAAATACAACTTGAAAACAGAACAAAATGGATACTGGGTTCATGAAAAAGCAAAGTATTGTAATAAAGAAATTCCAAATTTCAGATACTTTGAACATATGATTGAAGAATTTAAGAAATATATTTAATCAACACTAAGAGGAGTATAAAAGCTCCTCTTTTTTATTTGGAGGTGAATTATGAAAAATGAAAGTGCAGATATAACTTTAGAGCTTCAGGCTAGTTTAGATGGAAATATAAAAGAAGATTTAGAAAAAGTTAATGAAGAAATAGAAAAAATTGGAACTACTAGTCAAGATAATTTTGGAAAAGCATCTGACTCAGTAGGTAAATTTGGTAAAAACTCAAATGATGCTAATGAAAAAGTAAAAACAACAGATAATTCTATAGCTTCATTAGGTAAAACAGCTAATAATGTTGGGCCTAGTCTTATTTCACTTCCAAACAAATTATCTACTGCTACTGAAAATGCAACTTTGAAATTAAAAAAAATGGAAGATAGAATATCTGGACTTGGAAGAACTTCAGGAATTCTTTTTGCAGGGGTAGCAGGAACTGCAACTTTAGCTGTGAAAAAATATGCTGATTTTGAAGCTGGAATATTAAAGGTAAAAACTATATCTGATAGAAGTTTTGAAGATATAAAAAGATCAGCTGAAGATTTATCAGTTAAATATGGAATCTCTGTAGACCAAATAACAGAAGGAAATTATCAATTGGTTTCATCAATGGGAGATGTTGCTAATGCTCAAGAGATATTAGACACATCAGCTAAATTATCTATTGCAGGTTTTACAGATTATGAAAGTGCTATGAATGGCTTAGTTTCAGTTTTAAATGGATATAAGATGGAGGCAACTGAAGCTGGTAGAGTTGCAGATATTTTAATGACTGTTCAAAACAAAGGTATTACTACTATCGATGAATTACAAGGAAGTTTAGCAAGAGTCACAAGTTTAGCTAATAATGTTAATGTTTCATTTGAAGATTTAGCAGCATCATTAACAACAATAACAGCTAATAAGGTTGAAACAAGTGAAGCAGTTACATCTTTAAGAAGTGCTTTCTCTGAATTAGGAAAAACAGGTACAGTTGCTTCAAAGAATTTTAAAGAAGCTACTGGAGAGATGTTTTCAGAATTTATGAAGACTCATACTATAGTAGAGGCAATTCAAAAATTAGATGAGTATTCTAAGAAAACAGGTAAATCATTTAATGACTTATTTGGTTCATTAGAAGCAGGAAATGCAATAATGAACTTGGCTGGTGGAAATCTTGATAAGCTAAAAAATAGTTTAGATGAGATAAAAAATTCAAGTGGAACAGCTGATAGTGCTCTAGGGGTTTTAAATGAAGGTGCAAATAGAACTTTTTCTCAATTAAAAGAACAAGCAAATAAAGCAGTAAGAGAAATTGGAGAGGCTTTAATACCAACTGTAAAAGATTTAACAAAAAAGATTGCTGAGGTAGATTGGAAAAAAGTATTTAGTCAAGAAAATATAAATAAAGTAACTTCCACTATAAAAGTTGTTTCAATTCTAACAGGAGGAATTTGGGCTTTAAAAGGTGCGATAGGTGCTGTTAAATTAGTATTAGAAGCTATTAATGGCATAATGGCAACAGGAACTGGAATAAAAGCATTGTTTGCATTAGCAGGAAAAGGTTTTCTTACAAAACAGGTTATAACAACTGCAACCGCTGGAAGTTTTGGAGGAGCTGCTATATTTGGGACAGCTGCTACAGGGGGTACAACTGTAGCAACAACTACATTATCGGCTGGGCCATTGGTTCAAACATTACCTTATGTTGCAGGAGCATATGCAACCTATAAAGGAAATCAAATTGCATCTGAATCAGAAACCAAAGCTTTAAATACAAGAACAAATTTATCTAACTATAAGACGACATCTGAAAGAAAAAAAGCTTTAGAGAAAGATATTGAATTAGCTAAAAAACAATTAGAGATTTCGAAGCAAGCAGATGCTTTAGGAGAAGGTTATGCGAACCGTACTGAGGAAATTGAAAAGAAATTAAAAACTTTAAAAGAAGAGTATACTCGCTTTAGTAATTCAAACGAAGGCTATTTAACAGGTGGAAACAGTTCAAAAAGTGATATTGAAAAATGGCAAAATCTTGAAAATAAGTTAGATAATTATAAGAAAAAAGTATTTAAAAATAAAGAAGAAATATCTCAAGTAATAACAGAATTATCAAAAGCAGGCGCTAAAGATTATCAATTGAAATTTTTTGAGAATTTAAAAAAAGATTTCATTGAAACAGATATTCCTAAAGTAATGGGAGAAGCTTCTGGAGAGAAAAAAGGTAGTTCAAGTAGAGGAAAACAAAGGGAAAAACAAGAAAAAATTGATGAGGTTAAAGAATTATTTAAAGATTATGAAGACTATTTAGTAAAAGCACCTAAGATTTGGGAATTAACTGGTTTAGATAAAAAAGAAATATTAGAAGAAAAAGTTTCATATTTAAGATCTGCATTACAAAAAGCAGTTGAAGTTGGAGCTACATCTCTTATTCCAACATTAAAAGCAGAATTTGATAAGGCTTCTAAAGAGTTGAAATTGAAAATTAATGAAATTGATTTTGATAAAGCAAAAGAAAAATTAACTAAAGAATTAGCAAAACTTCAAGAAGAAGACATAACAAAAATAGGAGCATACAATCCTAAAAGTTCAAAAGAAATTGCTTATGAAAAAGATGTTGCTGAGTACAAAGCATTAAAGGATTTTACAGATGCTATAAAAGAAGGCACTACTGAATTTCAAAAAGCAGAACTTCAAGAAATGATGGCTAAAAAAGATAATTTAGCAAAAAAAATTAGACTGTATAATCAAGAAGATAAAGCTATAAAGGGAAGAGTTGCTAAAATTGAATCTATTACTAATGGACTTTCATCCTTATCTGGAGGAATATCATCAATTGGAGCACAAACTGGAAGTAGTACTATATCAAATATAGGAAGTTTATTAGGAGGAATACAAGGTTTAGGAAGTGCGGCGAGTACATTAGCTGGACCAGCAACAACTACAGGAAGTATAGCATCTATCTCAGCAGCACAAGGAGCAGCTGCAGCAGGGGCAGGACTTGCAGCAGCAGGGGCAATAGCAACAGGAGTTGGAGCCGCAATAGGAATTGCTATTTTAGCTGGTTCAATGATGAGTTCTAAGGCTAAGAAAAAAGCAGCAGCTATTGATGCAAAAAACAAAGAAAATGAAAATATATACTCTGAACAAACTAAGGCTATGCAAAAGCTAACACAAGCTTTAATGAGAAATTCTGAAATTATAAAAAGTTTTTCAGATAGGATGTTAAGTGATGTATCTAAAAATCCTACTTTAAAAGGTATTTTAGGTGGAGAGAAAAATTTTGAAAATGTTTACACTTCTATGTTAAATGGAAAACATTTTGATGATATTTCAGCACTTGAAAAAGGTTCTGAAAGTTATAGAAAAATATTTAGAAAAAAACATAAAGATACATATAAAGCAGTAAAAGTTAGTGAAGATAAATTACTTAAATATTTAAAATTTAATAAAACAGAATTAGATGCTTTTACAGATGATGAAATGAGACAATTAAATAATGCTTTAAAAAATGTATCACATCAAGATTTAATAAAAGCAACAGGTAGAGATTTAACTCAATCTAATATTGAAGAATGGAAAAAACAAATAAATGAATTTGTAACTCAATTAAATATATTAGATAGAGAAAAAAAAGAATTATTTAATGGAGCAACACTTGAAAGCCTTATTGGTATAGATTACATTTCAGAAAAAAAATTGATTGAAGAATACACAGAACAATTCAGGCAAATGGGACTTGTTGGAGAGCAATATAATGCAACTATTAAAGAAATGGTTAAAAATAATCAAGTCTTAGTTACTGTAATGCAAGATGTAAGAGCACAAACTATTGAAGGATTTGTAAGTGGCAATGGTGGATTTGTAACATCAATGAAAGGCTATTTTGAAAAAGTATTTAGAAATGCTAGTTCTATCGCTTATGATGTAGCTTTTTCTGATTTAGATAAATACTTTAATGATGAATTTAAAAAAATATCTGAAAAATTAGTAAATATTAAGAAAACTGGAAAGCTAAATTTTAATGACTTACTTACTGGAGTAGATTTTAATAAGTTAAAATTAGCTGAAGGAATAGAAATGCAAGCTAAAAAGTCTATTGATACTATAAAACAATTTTTATTAAATAGAGGTATTGATATTTCGATTATTAATAAAATACTGCCAAATTCAGATTTTAATGACAAACTAAATGATATGAAAAATGCTTTAAGTAATGCAATGAATGAAGCTCAAAAAGAAAAGAAATTTGATAGTTTTACAAAGAGTTTAGGAGAGTCTTTATATGAAAGTACAAAAGCTAGTTTAATAAAAGCATTTTCTGAAAGTTCTGTGTATCAAGGTTTAATATCTAAGTTTGTAAATACAAAAGATATGAAAGCTGAGATAGAGAAAGTTGGAACATTTGAAGGAGCATTTAACATTATAAAGAATAAACTAAAAGATTTTGGTTATAGATTAGAGAGTAATGGACTAGGTGGATTTGATGCTATAAATAATAAAGATAGTATTGAAAATAAACTTGGTAATGCTTACTATCAGGATAAATCTTCTAATGTAGAAATAAAAGTTACTAATAATTTCTATGAGAAAGTTTATGGAGTAGATGATTTAGAAGTAAGAATTTTAAAAAGTGTTAATGTAGGTATAGAAGCTTGGACTAAAAAGCCAAAAGTAGCACCATAGGAGGAATAAATGCAAAAGTTAAGTATGGAAATAGATAGCCATTTATATGTTGCTAAAATAACTAACATATCTAAGAATAAAGATATAACAGAGTATATAGATAGTTGTAATATTACTTTACCTAAGGCTAATGAAATTTCTTCTATGGAAGCTAACTTTATACTTGATGAAAAGTTAGTTGATACAGGAAATGAAGTAAAAATAGAAATTATTGATGAAGTTGGAAATATCTTATATACACTAGAAGGAATGGCAACTCTTGAAAAAAGAAATAAAAGTTATACAGGGAATGAAACCTGGACCTATTCCATAAAAGATAGTTATGAAAAGTTATTTGATAAGGTAGTACCTGAAACAATGGTTTTCTTTGACTTATTTTTTTGTAATGAAAATGATAAAAATAATTCTTTACTTCATATTGTAGCAAATAAATTAGGTTTTAGAGAGGACCAGGTTGATTTTAAAGACATAATATTTAATGATGGGAGCTTAATAAGAGTTCCCTTTGTTTTATTTGAGCAGGATGAAAGATGGATAGATATTTTACAAAGATTTATAAAAGCTACAGATAGTATTTTATATATCAGAGATAAAAAGCTTTTTTTAAGAC